TTGGATTCTATTTTAAAATATGTGCTGGAACAAGAAGGTATTTAGGGGAATTTCGAGGTCATCTCTACTGGTATAAAGAAATAGATGACAGATGTCGATGTATGGGCTTTCTTTGATTTGCCCGTTGAGAATAAGAATCCGATGGTGGATAGGATATCTAAACGGGACCACGGTAAGGTATTCCCTGCTCTGAATATAAGAGGCACCACCTTTTCTGGCCACCCTACGAGGACAACTCTTGGTAACACATTAAGGTCCATTATGTATTATAGATACATTATGGATAACATAGGAATTGAACCCCTGTTGATGGCAGCCGGGGATGATGTAGTGTGTTGGGTTCATCATACAAGAGTAGAGGATTTCATTAAGGAAGTGCGACTGTGCATGGCTTCGGCTATGCCTGCTGAATCTACAGGTTTTGGACTAGGTCAGTTGGTGAAAGAAATCAACGTGGCGGAATGGTGGAACATTGATTTTTGCTCAAAATATGCTGTACATACTGGCGACACCTCTTCTTGGTCGGGACTTCACTTTTTGTGAGACCCCATCAAAGCCTTTCGAACTAAACAGATGATTTTACACAATAATCCCATCTTTAATAGAGACCCGATTCTACATTCTGTGGCTGTAGCTTACTCCTTAAAGAATGAACTTCCTATTCCACTATTTCAAGATATAGCGGATAACAAGCTTGAAGGCAAACAGGGTCTTTATAGTGAGGAGGTTTTGTGAGACATATATAAAGCTATGTACTACACGCCATCGGAGAAGAAATTTGATTAGAGGGAAGCTTGGCTAATAAACTAGTCTGTTATGGACAAACTCAATATAGGGCCCGGGAATCTATTGTAGATGTATGGAAGTCAATGCATTCGTGTCGGTTGAAACCTCATAGTTAGGGATACCTCGTTGAGGGATATACACGATAAAAATGGAATAGAAGGAATCCAAATAGGCCAGAAAAGCTTAGAAACAATCCAAGGAGGTGAAGAGACTCCTGAAAGCAGCAAAGAGAGGCAGGAAACAGGCATCGAGAGGACAAGGATCCAATTACTCGGTACGCCCAGACCCAATCCTAGCAGATGCAGCCAAAGAACAATTCATGTACGATAGAGAGAGCCGACTAAGCCAGGTGGACTCATTCAATATCGCCAAACTCTTCCCAGGCAAGATGAATTGTCAATACGTAGTAAATGGACACCCCATCAATGTGGGCTCCAGAATTATGCACACCCATTCATTCAGGAATTGAACCGCCTCAGACTATACTGTAGTCTTCTACTACCCAACTTGCGTTGCCCAGCAGACAGCTGTTGGAACCCGTCAAGCTGGATTCTATATACAAAATGTGCCGAACGTTAGCACAACCTTTTCAATGAACAACCCTTCATCTAGCTATTAGTTATTGAGCTTATCTGAAAGTTATACCACCTTATACGGTGGAGATTTCATGGCATTTTCTGAAGGTGGTTATGTATGGGCTTCTAACCTTAAGCTTTAGACTCAATCACCTCATGCTACCGTTAACGGTGATATTATCATTGGGCACGTTCAGTTCAAACAGCTTAATCAGATTCTAAGTCTAGACTAGCTAATAAGGCTAGGTACATCATATCCAGCCGGTGAGGAAGTTAATCTTAACGTGGCCGTCAATAATGACGCCATGATTTACGATGATTCAACCACAGTCACAAAATATGCCACTGATTTCATGGCATTTTCTGAAGGTGGTTATGTATGGGCTTCTAACCTTAAGCTTTAGACTCAATCACCTCATGCTACCGTTAACGGT